TACATTCCCAACACGCCAACTTGGTCCAATGCGTTGATGAACTGGTTGGTGAACTGACGGAAAAATGACGTGCCACATAACGTGTCCCCCAACTTTGAAATTCCGTCGGTCGCTTGAATGTTTAGAACATAAGGTTGCGACGCGTCTTCAACTTCGATGATGTCTTGCACAATGTACCCACCCCAGTAGAAGTCAAGATACACTTCTTCTTCTTCAAAAGTCGTGAACGACATGACGAGTCCGTCGCTTGATACTTTCGTTGTGTTGTACCACTGATCAGCGTTCTGTCCATCGAACTCACCTTTGTAGATCTTGATGTAGTATCGATCTTGTTGATACTGCTTCAGATTGTTGAGAAAAGAAGTTGTCGCTGAATCTTGAACGTACATTCCGAAAGAAACAGATGAGCCGATGACTGGTGAGTAGACGTTGTCTGTTTGCCCAGAATAGTTCAACTGAAAGCCTTGTGAAGTGACATTGAACTGATCTGGATCATTCCCAGTGTATTCATCGTCATAGATCTCAATCAAGTAGAATTGCCCGTGAATTGATCTAAACTCTGAAAATAGTTTGACGTTCGCCATATTTTAGAAACCTCTTTGTCTTGTTCTGTTGCGTGATGCTCTCTCTTGAGAAAGTAGTATGTCTGATCCAGAGATGCGACCAACGACTTCAATGCGTTGAGAGCCGCCTCCGAATTCATTTAATCTATCAAGTGGAATGACTGCTTCTGATTGTCCGCCTTCACCGATCATTGCAAGAGTTGGCGATGTAACGACACCACCTTCAGCTAACATCGGAATGTTCGGCATAAAACCACCGACTGATTGCATCGTTGAAAAGATGTCACTAATACCACCAAGTCCAGCAACACCACCAAAAGCAAGACGAACAGCAACCGCAAGAGCAAACGCCGCGATCGCAGCCGCGATGAATTGCGTGATGAGACTTCTCAGTCCAGAGATCATTGATTCTTTGAATTTACCGAATCGTGTTTCGCCTTCTTCGAGAACTCCGAATGCGTTTTCGAGTGATCTTGCGAATTGATTTTGAACAGCTTTTCCAGCACTGATTGCTAAAGCTCCAAAATCAACCATTTCTTTTTTCATTGCAACCATTAAAGGCTTCAACTCCATCAAAGCTGGTTTCGCTTTTCTCGGCAAATCCATGAACGCTTGTGCTGTTCTTTTGAGCCCGAATGTTGCTCCAGCAGTTGACTTGTTGATCTCATCAACTACTGGTGGAAGTTTACCAAGTTCTTCAGTTGTCTCTTCTGCTTCTTCTTTGACTAAGCCGAGACTTCTTGCTACACCGCCGAAGACTTCTTTGAATGACTTCAAGATCGGTTGTTCTTCTCTCTGAAACTTCTCGAAAGGCTCAATCAGTACAGAGTCTTTTCCTAAGACTTGAGCGATCTTGTTGAACGCGTTGATCATCGTGTTCACTAAAGGCAAAACAAAGTTCGCCACGTCGCGAAATGCATTTCTCAAACCAGTTGAGAACGCTTCACTATTTTCTCGAACATAGATGAACGCCGCCGCCAATGCGAAGATCGCAATCATGATCAGTGTGATTGGTGATGTTGCGAGTTGCACTGCAACGCCAAGTGCACCAGTTGCGATCGTTTGCAAAATCGTAGCGGCGCGAAGTGCAGTCATCACACGAACTAAAGAACCAGCGACAAAAACCAAAGGGCCTATTGCGGCCGCAAGGCCTGCAACGATCGCGATGAATCTCTTCAATCCGTCTGGAAGATTGTTTACGAATGTTGCAAACTGCGTCAGCTTCTTGATCACTGGTGTCAATGCAACAGAGATCAGACCACCGAATTCAATTGCGAGACCTTCAACAGCAGAGCCGAGTGCTTTTGATGCACCGGCTGATGTCATGTCCATGATGTCAGCCATTTCTTTAGCTGATCCAGAAGCGTTCGCAAACTCTTCATCAAGTTTGCTGATTCCGTCAATGTTATCAACTAAAGTGATCAAAGCTGTTTGTGCTTGTCGACCTACTTCGTCCATTGCACCGCCGAGATCAAGTCCTTTTTCAGAGAGATCTTTCAGTGCAGTTGATGTAGATTTTCCAGAAGTTTCAATCTCTGAGATGATGCGACGCAATTGTGTGCCAGCTTTAGAACCTTTCACACCCGCGTTGGCGAGTATCGCCATCATCGCTGTTGTTTGCTCTAAAGATATTCCTGCACTCTTCGCTGTTGGCGCAACATTCTTCATGCCTTCAGCAAAAGACTCGATATCTAATGCTGACGATGCGAATGATTTCGCCATGACATCTGTGACGCGCGTTGTTTGATTCACGTCGAGACCGAATCCGCGAAGTGTCGCACCGGCAACTTCTGCTGATCTCGCAAGATCCGAACCAGATGCTTGAGCGAGATTCAACGTTGCTTCAGTGACACCTTCAATTTGCTTTGCAGTGAAACCGAGTTTCGCAAACTCTAATTGAAGACCAGCAACTTCACGCGCTGAGAAGACGGTTGAACGACCTAATTCTTTTGCATTATCAGAGAGCAACTTGAATTCATCTGCCGTCGCTCCAGATACTGCTTTGACTTTAGCCATCTCAAGTTCAAAGTCGCGAAAGACATTGAACGACATCGCACCCAATGCCGCGATTGGCGCAGTCAACTTCATCGACATGTTCTTGCCGGTTTGTTGCATCTTGCGACCAAGACGATCCATTGATCTTTCAGCCTTGTTCAGACCTTTTCTGAACGGTGCGATGTTTGCCGTTAGGCGAAAATTAAGACTTGAGAGATTGGCCATGCTTTAGTTTTGCGCGTTCGTTTCTTTTGTTTATGACATCAATGATCTCTCCTTTCGTCCAGATATTGTGCTTTTTGTTTTTACTCTCCCAAGGAAAGACAATCAAATCTCTTGCCTTGATCGTTTTCTTTGTGTGAACATTCAACAGAAGCGTTGTTTGCCAACGCGTTCTTTCCCATTCACCTTGTTGTTTTCTGTTCTCTCGTTCGTTGAATCCGCTGACTAAATTTGTCCACTCTCTCGGTGTCAAGTCATAAAATTCAACTGGCGTGAGACCAATTTGACCGAACGCGAATGACTCGAGATCATCCCAAGTCGACTGCTTTGCATTTGCTTCGCGTCGGCCTACTTCTTTTTTTCGCTCTTTGCACTGAACTGATCTTCAAATACTGCGAAGACTTTCTCGATCAACGCTTCATCATCATCAATCCAATCAGCGATGTCAGACACGTCGTATCTGAAATTCACTTTTTCTTTTCTCGCTCCGTCTTTGAATCCGCAATACATCAAAGTGATCGCTTGATCAAGAGTGATGTCAACACCGAGATCTTCAAGTTGAGCGAGTGTTGTTCCAGTCATGCGACTGAATTCACGCAATGCGTTGAATCCAAATCTGACTGCGTGTTTTCTTTCGTTTGTTTCTATTATCTGAACCATATTTGTTGATGTTGTTAAAAAGAGAGCATCTCTCGATGCTCTCTCTGTTGTTTAGTATTAAGCGACAGACGCTTGAGTCAGTACACCAGTTCCGGTGAATCCGAATGAATAGGTGACATTTTCTTCTACTCCAGCTTCCTGCTCATAGCTCACGAGATAAGCGTCGCCAGTGTAGTCGATTTCACCAGATGTTGCAGAACCGAACTTCACTTTCACAAGTGTACGATTTGACAACAATGTGAATAGATCGTCTGGTGAGTCGTAATCTCCAGAGATTGAGTATGTGACAAGTCCGTCACCGCTCAATGACCAAGATTTCAAGCCTTCAAGATTTTCTTGCCATCCAGAAGAGTCTTTTGTAGTTGTGTCGCGTGTTTCCATTGAGACACTAAGTGATGCCGATGTTGCACGGCCGATGATGTCGTATGTTGTTCCACCATCTTCGCTGATTTGAATCACAACGTCAGTTGAGTTCATGATGCTTGTTGCAGCCATTTTCTTTTGTTTTTATTTTATTATTCAATAGTTAATCAAGTGAAACGCGAAAGATCAAATCTACTTGAGAAGAGAAAGTTCTTTCATCATCACTGAACAAATCGCGCTCACCGTCGAATGAGCACGATTGTACTTTAATGCTTTCAATCGTTTCATTCATGCGAACAAATGCGTTTCTAATATACGAAACAGCGTTCTGTGTGTCAGCATAAGATGTTGAAACAATTGTGACTCTGACATTCATTTCATCGAGATGTGAGTCGCTGTCTTTTGAACGCTGTGCGTC